CGGTGCGCAGCGCGGCTTGTTGGTCAGGCGTCATGATCAGGCGATCGTGAAGACGCCGGCCGCCTGGTCGAAGTCGATCAGGATGCTTTCGCCGTCGAGCAGCGTGATGCTGTCGCCGCGGTCCCAGCAGCCGATCAAGTCTTTTGCGGCGGCCGAGTCGTTGTACAGGACCGCGTAGCGGAACGGCCCCACCGGCCCGCCGCCGGCCGTCAACGTCAAGTCGGCGCAGGTCAGCTTGTACGAGCCGCCCGTCTGCGCCGATGCGCTCGTGGTCACGTTCCTGCTCGAGCAGTTGGTGTATGCGATCTCGGTGAGGTCGGCAAGAACGCCGGCCGTTGCCGCATTGGGCGCCGTGTTCGTCAGCGCGACCTTGATCTGCGCTGTGGACAAGTTGTGCTTGCCATGCGCGACCGCTTCGATGAATTTCTGCAGTTTGGTGAATGCGGCCATGGGCCCTCGCTATTTGTTTCCGTTCAGCCGCTCGCAAATCACCGCGACCAGCTGTTCATCAGTGCGGCCGTCGACGTCTTCCGGAAAGAGGACGGCGCGGCCGCGTGTGGTTTTGACCGGGTAGCACCAGGCGCCCGGGTCGGCCGCCCACTCGCGCAACTCAGCGAGCAGCGCGGTGGTAGCCGGGCCAATCATTCGGCCGGCGTGCTGGCGTCGGCCTTACCGGCCTTCTTGGCCCAGCCTTCTTCGGTTGCGACCTTGATCAGGTCCGCGTCTTCGGTGTCGATGACCGCGCCCTTCTCGAACTGCTCGATCTCCACGCCGCGGTGCGCCCAGCTGAAGTCCTTGATTGCGGTGAGTTTCATGTGCTCTCCAAAGCAGAAGGCCCCGCGAACGGGGCCTCCTATGGGTGGTGGATTGATTACGCCGCAGCGATCTTCAGCAGCTTGATCGCCTGGGTGTTGCGCAGCTTGCCGCCCACGCGCTTGCGCACGTAGAACTTCACGAAGCCAGGGGTGGTGATCTCGTCGCGGGTGATGCGCATACCCACGCGGTCGCAGATCAGGTAGCCTTCCTTGAAGTCGCCGAAGGCCAGCGGGAACGAGTTTGCCGCCAGCGCCGGCATGTCTTCGGCCTCGGTGATGCCGTAGCCCAGGAAAGTCGCCGGCTGGCCAGCGGTCAGCGCAGGCTGCCACAGGTAGCGGCCGTCGCCGTCCTTGTACTTACGCATCGCGGCCAGGATCAGCTTGCTGGTCAGCCACTGGGCGTTGTTACGGTAGCGGGCGCGCAACGAGTACACCATGTCCAGGAACACTTCCGGGTTGGTCGGCATGGCTGCGGCTTGGCCGGAGGCGAGGTATTGCAGGGTACCGAAGGCGCGCGAGGCGTCGCCGGTGGCCACCGGTGCCGGGCCGCCCAGGATACCGGTCGGCTTCTTCACGCCGTTGCCGGTGATGAAGGCCGCGCCTTCACCAACCGCCATCGATTCCGACGCCGAGCCCGTCAGCCAGTCTTCGACGTTGAAGAACAGGTCGTCGAGCGATTCTTCCGACGCTTGCGGCTTCGCCGATGCCATGCCGAAGGTTGGTGCTACCTCGACCAGGTTCGGCGTGTCGGTCTGGCTGCGGGGATCGGTCTCGCCGACCCACTCGAAGCCGGCGCCGCCGATGTCGAACAGCTCCTTGTAGTCCGTGCTGCCGACCGGGCGCACAGTGGCGATCTGGCGAATTGGCGAGATGTCGGCCGACAAGCGTGCGATAGTCTGCTCGATCACTTCCGGCAGCGCATAGCCGCCCGCGGCATTGTTGCCGACCGAGGCCTGCGTAGCGCGCTTCTCGCGGCCATCGGCACCGCTCTTAGCTTCCAGTGCCTTATAGGCCTGGTGCATGCGCTGCTCGCGGTCGAAGTCCTTCGGCGCGCGCATCCAGTCGAACAACGCATTCTTGTAGTCGACTTCTTCCTGGCTTTCGCGCTGCTCGCGGTTGCCGCCGTTGAAGGCGCCCGGGCGCGCCAGCTTCGTCTCGACCTTCTCGAGGCGGCTCTTCTGCTCGGTCAGCGAGTTCATCGCTTCGTCCATGCGCGCCAGCTTGGCGTCCAGGTCAGCGGTCGACTTGCCGGCCTTGATGGCCTCGATGCGCTGGTCGTTGGTCTGCTTGTATTCGGTGAAGGCCGTATTGATCTTGTCGATCGCTTCGGCGACCGAGCGCAGGGTTGGCTCGTCGCGCTTCTCGTAGACGAGCGAGTCGGCTTTGGCCTGGAACGCAGCGAAGTGGGCTGCCATCGTGACGGCCATCAGCGTGGCCACGTTGCGGGTTTTGTTCATGGGTTCTTTCAGGAAGTGAGGGATTGGAGCAGCCGGTCAGCTGCTTTCAGCGCCGCAGCAGCCTCATGAGCGTCCCGCTCATCCAGGGCGATGCGTTTGACCTCGGCAATCAGCGCCTTGGCCGCGTCGGCTGAGAAGCCTGCATCCCGCAGGGTCTGCTCAGCTTGACGAATGGTTTTGATGCCGGCGACGTCGGCCGCTTTGATGCCGGTGATGCGCGCCGCTTCGTTGGCCGGGAAGGTGACCAGGGAGACCTCCCACAGCTCAACCTCGGTAAGCGTGCGCACGTCGGTATCACGGTCGTACGCCCACTGCTTCGACACGAAGCCGATCGACAGGCCGTTGAGTGCACCCATCTTCAGGAGCGCGTACGCTTCGGCGCCCTTGGCAGTCTCGAGCGCCAGGCGGCCCTTGATGCGCAGGCCCTTGGCGTCCTCG